GGATGCAGCTGTCAGCGGTCGAGGCGTTCATGTACTTCGAGCGATCGATGCCGAAGCCCTCGTCGTCGTCCAGCGCCTGCGCGCCGTGCAATACCAAATCCTTGATCATGCCTCGTACTCCTCTACTGCGCGCATGGCGTACTCGGCCAGCGCATTAGTGGCACGCTCGTACCGGGCGTAGAGGTCGCCGTAGTCTGCGGTTGCGCCCATGCTGCGGTGCACCGCATCCTCGCGCTCCTTCTCCATGCGGTTTAGCATCCGAACACACGACCACAGCACCTCGGGCGCGGGGTCCGTATGGCAGGTAGGCGTGCCGCTTGCGCGAAACGATGGGTAGAGCTCGATCATCCTGTCGAATGCCGCAGGCCCGATGATGTCGGTGATGGTGGGGGGGGCTTGCAAGTTGTCGATCTCGGCGCGGAGCTTGGCGTTCTGCGCCTCGAGATCCTCGCATTTCAGTTCGTAGTTCATTGTGTTGCCTCCTGATGGGCTGTTGCAGTTGCGGTGTGGGCGCGGCGCTTGGCCATCGAAATGGTCGTGACCGCCTTGGATAATTTGTTGTCAACGTACAGGGTGTCGACGTGGACGGGCTTGCCCTGACCCATGCGGTGCAGGCGGGCGTAGAACTGGTCCATCACGCTGGGCGACCAATCCTCCTCGACAACCACAATGCAGTTGCCGCCCTGCTGCAGGTTGAGGCTGACGCCCATCGCTCCGATCTGGCCGACCAACACGTCAAGCTCACCCTCGTTGAACTGGCGCTGCAGCTCGGTCTTGTGGGCGGCAGAGGTCCGCCCGTCGAGCTTGGCAACGCGCAGCTTCTTGACGTGCAGCAGATCCGCCAGTGTGTCGATGACCTCCCGGTGCCACGCGCCAACAAGGATCGCACCTTGCTCTGCGTCCGCGCGCTGCCAGATGAATTCGACTGCGGCAGGCACCATCGACACGCCCATCTCACGGCGCATGGTGGCGAGGTTCTCGTCGTTCTGGGCGATGGCCTGCTCGATCTGAGACATAGTCATCTTCTCGATCGCACGATTTATCGCGCCGAGACCCGACACGTCGACCGCCAGCCGGGTATGTGTAAGGGAGGGCATGCTCTCCCACACGTCGTCCAGCGTGCGGCGGGTCGCGCAGCTGGCGAGCATCGCTCCAAGCTCGTCCAGATTACGCGACCCGACTGTCATTTTCACCGGGAAGCGCGCGCCGGGGAACTTGCGCTCCTGCACGATGCAGTAGCGCAGGTTGAAGCGGTCGATGTTGAGCGCGCCGATCTTTTTCTTGATCTGGTCTGGCGCTGCCCGGAACATAAACGGGATCAGGTCGTCGGCCCAACGGGTCATGGGCGAGCCGGTCAGGAACCAGCTGTGCTGGAATGCTTCGACCAGACCACCCCTGCCCAGGATCGCCCTGGTGCGCTTGGCCTTGGTGCTCTTCAGCGCGTGGCTCTCGTCGCAAATCAACGCGGAGCGCATGCCGTTCAGCGGCGCGCGTGCCCACGCCATCAGCTCGTGCTGGCGCTTGGTTGCGATCTCGTACGAGCAGATCAGGATCTCGACCTCGGGATCGCGATCGCGATCAATCGGTGTCGACCCCTTCGACAGGATCTGGACCTTTGCGCCGGTCCAGTTGGCAGCCTCCTGCGCCCACATGCGGAGCGAGATAGGCGGGCCGATGATCACGGCGCGGCGCACCTCGGCCTCGATCAGCGCCTCGAGCGCGGTGAGGGTCTTGCCGGTGCCCATGCCGTTAAAGCATCCGGCGATCCGGCGTGACGCCAAAAACTTGGCGTCCTCGATTTGGTGGGGTAGCAGTTCCATGTGGTGTCCGTTCAAGTTCAGGTTCAAGTTCAGAGGTGCAGGATACGCTGCTGACCAAGCGCCAGTCAAGGGGGGTTGGGTCAGATTTCGTACCTCACCTTTGTGGTGTTGACTCTGCATGTGCGTCGCGCACCAGTTCTAGTGTGTACTCGGCCACTGATTCATAGCCACCCCCAGCCACCTCGGTAGCCAGCCAATCCAGTTGGTCTGGTGTCAGGCCCAGCAGCACGTCGCTCATGTACCCTAGCCTGACTTTCCTGCTTGCGAGGATGTCCTTCACGCGCTGTCGCGGTGGTGCTTTAAGTTTGCGCGGTGGGATCATGCCTGCCTTGCGCGCAGCGACGACAGCCCGGACGACCTTGGTATACCCGAGGCCGGTGGCTAGTTGTATCGCAGCGTGGCTGTGACCTGCCATGTGTAGCTCAGCAACGCGTCTCGTGTCACCACCCATCATGGCCGTGCCACCGGGCGCAGGAACGGGATGCCTGTATCGCGGCAGTATGCGTCCACCCGCTCGCCCCAGAGCGCTTCCAGTGTTTCGACCATCGCGGGCATCTGGTCGCAGACGGCTGACGTTTTGCCGGTGATGTGGCCGATCTCCATCGAGCCAATGGCGAAAATGATAATGTATAGTGATGTCATGGTTTTTGTCCTTTCTTTTCGCGCATATACGCGTCGAAGTCGATGGCGTAGTCGTCGGTGATCTGGATGATGGTGTCGTATTTCATGGCGTGGTCTCCTGTGGTGTGTTTAGTAGATATAAGATACTGATCAGCAGCTGACAAGGGGGCCGGTGAAAAAATTTGCTGGATTGACCGCAGTGGCGCTGGGCATCTATGCTGGGGGTCCAAGAAAAAAGGCCCCACCGTGTGAGCGGCGGGGCCAGTTCAGGGAGGTCCACGGCGTGAGCACTCCCGGCAGTACCGAGCACTGCCACCATATCTCGCGCCTGTGCCTTCCGTCAACACCAGACGGAGTGGAAAATGAATGAAATGAAACAAGCCGCGGTGCAGCTGGCAAAGGGTGGCTTTTGGATTTTTCCGTGCCGCGCAGGCACAAAGATCCCTGCGATCAAGGGCTACCTTGGCTCGCGCATGACCGTCGAAGAGGTCGAAAAGTGGTGGGACAAGAACCCAAGCGACAACATCGCCATGAACCCAGAGGCCAATGGTTTCGTCGTTTTGGACCTCGATCTCTACAAGGCTGGATGCAACTGGGACAAGGATCTGGTGCCGACCATGATGGTTCGCTCCGCGTCTGGTGGTGAGCATCACTACTTCGAGGACGCGGACGAGCGGTTCCCGGGCAATTTCAACGGCTACAATGGCGTCGACATCAAGCACCGGGGTGTTGTGGTGCTGCCGCCGTCTAGGTTCGAGAACGGGGTCTATGAGTGGGCCAACAATCTAGGAGCAGCGGAGCTGCCAGAATGGATGCCGACACGGGTCGCGGTGCAGATCAATGAGATGGCAGCAGGTCTGCTGTCTGCCAGCAGAGGGGTAGACGTCGAGCGCCTGATCGAGGTGGTGATGCAGGCCGACAACACGATCCAAGACCGCGACGCATGGGTGGCGATCGGGCACGGGCTGCACTTCGAGGCGCACGGCACACCATACGAGGACGCAGCACGCGATGCATGGATCGGGTGGTGCCGCCGCTGGGATGGCAGCGATGACGCCGACACGCTCGAGATCGAGGCCATAAAGATGTGGGATCACGCGGCGGCACCGGAAGAGGTGCTCGCCAGCGGGCGCAAGCCGATCCGCGGTGGCACGGTCATGCATTACCTGCGCCCCAAGCCGCCACAGTTGCCGCCGGTGGATCTGAACGATGGGGAGTACGTCACGATCGACGGCAACCAGCTGCTGCAGACAGAGCTCCCAGACATCGACTGGTTGGTGGACGACATGATCCCGGCGGGAGATCTGATCTCCATCGCAGGGCCCAGTGGCGTGGGCAAGACCCGCTACATCGCGTTGCTGATCGCCTGCCTGCTAACAGGGCGCACCGACCTGATGGGCCTGCCCGCAGCCAACAAGCCGATCTCGACTCTGTACTTTGCCAACGAGGAGAAGGGTGAGGATCTGCAGCGCAGGATCAAGGCGGCGATGCACGCCAATGGTCTGGTCGGTGGGCGCAGGTCATGGGTCAGGGGCAAGGATTTAGGCCGCATCCGTTTCCTGACGCAGGATCAGGGCATGCTGGTGCCCAACCTCGAGCTGCTGGATCAGATCGTGGACAAGGTGAAGCGCGACGACATCGAGCTGGTGATCTTTGACCCGTTCAACACGCTGGGCGGCGAGGAAGAGAACAGCGCAGCCTCGGTCGATCAGGTCATCGCGTGCTTCCAGTACATCGCGCAGCACACAGGCGCTGCCGTCATGTTCATCCACCACACCCCCAAGGATCGCAGCGAGGCGCCGGACGCGCTGAGCGGCGACAGCAACGCATGGCGTGGCAGCGGGGCGATATTCTCGGCGCTGGATGAGGGCTTCACAATGTTCCCCCTTCTGCCGTCGTCGTGCCGGGTAGGCAGGGCCGCCAAGGACAACCGGCGCACGCTCTTCCAGATGCAGCGCGACGGGCAGCTGGACCGGTACATCGTGACTGAGCACGCCAAGCAGCGCGAGGGCCAGACCCTGCCTGCCACGGCATACAAGTTCGTGTCGCACCCAGTAAAGCTCGGTGGCCAGCCGATCGGCGCGCTGCAGTGGGTGCCGCTGATGGATGCGGAAGGCGAGATGGAGGACGCGCTGAGCGGCGTCACGGCGCTGGCTGATGCTGGGCAGCGGGTGGCGTGGGCCAGCGCTCTGGTGTCGATGCTGGGCGAGGGGGAGCATTTTGTGACGCTGACCTCCATCGATCAGTTCTTCCGTGACAACCACGTCGAGCATTGGGACCACGACGGCAAGGACAAGATCCTGCGCAGCCGTGGGAGAGGTGCAAAGCTGCTCGAGGTGCTGGCGTCGCAGACCCGTGCGGTGAACCATTTCGTGGCGCTCGATTGGGATGAAAAGCGGTCGCCGACGAAGCGGCTGAAGGTTTTGATTAGGGTCAGCAGCTGAGGTGCAAGGTGCAAGAGGTGCATGCACCTCGTTCTAATGAAAGGTAATGAAATCAATGGCTTACATACGTTTAGGTTTTGCACCTCTGCACCTAAATAACCCAATAAAATCAATGGGTTATTTAGGTGCATACACTGCCCCCCTAAAGGGGGGCCCTATGGTTTGCACCTCGGGCCCATTTAGGGGCGGCGTGCAGGGGCTCTAGCCAACCAGATTTGTAGGTCAAAAAAGACAAAGACCTCGGTCTATCTGAGGGAGAAGTTTCAGATAGACCGAGGCCGTCGGAGCTGTTAGGCTCTGCCCACACCACATGAGCAAGGACACAGTAGCATGAGCAGCATTCGTATTCTAGGGGTAGATCCCGGTCAGACCGGCGGTCTGGCGATCCTGCACGGCGGTCGGCTGGTCAAGGGTACGCGGATGCCGGTGGTGGAGCTGCGCGGCAAGAAGCAGGTTGATGCCCGGGCTGTCGTCGATTGGTGGAGCGATTGCTTGGTGCCGTTTGATGTGGCGGTGATCGAGGCTGTGCACGCGATGCCGAAGCAGGGCGTCAGCTCATCTTTTCAGTTCGGTCGGATGCTGGGCGGCATCGAGAGCCT